GCGGCCCTTTTGGGTATTGCAGTATGGGCTTTGAAAAAGTATCAAGCATTAAACGCTGATGGAAAGATTACACTTGACGAAATCGTTGATTCAATAGACGATGTAAAAGAAAAGGCCGCAGAAGCAAAGGCTGAATTGAAAACTATTGAAGACACATTGGAATCACGAAATGTGGCTGAATTAAAGGCTATGTTGAAGGAAAAGGGCCTTGCCGTAACCGGTAAGAAAGCCGACCTAATCGCCCGACTTGAAGCAAGCATGGGTGAAGATGGTGTCTGACGAAGTAATAGATTTAAGACTTGATAACTTAGAAGAAACGGCAAAAAGACATGAAAGACTAATCGAACAATTGGTTCAGTCTAACATGGATATGAAAACCGGTTTGGCTCAAGTGGCTACGGAATTAGAAGTTACTAACGGCCTTATCGCATCATATATGTCTAACACCCAAAAGATTACTTTAGCCTTGATTGCTATTGTCGCAGGTGCTATGGGTATCTCAACTCAGATGTGATACAATGGATGAAAACCAATGGAACGCATGGTGTCGAGATGTGGTAAAACGCCTCACAAATGTTGAAAAGACACTAACAATCATAGACAAGCGACAGAAGCGAATGCTTTATGTGGTATTGGTAGGATTTGTGGCGGTGTTGAGTAATGGCTTATTATTGTTCTATAAGTGATGTTGGCTCTCGATTGGGCTTGAATAGCGGCCAGCGAGATAAGGCTAACACACGATTAACTTCGGCTATACGCAGGGCTACAATAGACATAGACCAATGCTTCCGTGATTATGGGCGTGATGTGCCGTCAAGAGAAATAGCAAGCACCACACTTAGCGGCGCAGTAGCGGCTGGTGCTAACACTATTACTTTGACTTCTGCGAGCGCATTTTCTTCTGCTGGTAATGGTAACATTGACGGTGATTCTATCTCATGGACCGGTAAATCTTCTAACAATTTGACCGGCGTAGCGGGTATTTCATTCGACCATGCAGACGGTGTAACCGTTGAAGAAGGGGAGTTTGCTCATGTGCTTAGAGAAGTATGCGCTGATTTAGCGGCTTCGTATTATTATGAAGATGAATCTATGTTCCAAACAGGAACGACAGAAGGCTCTTTGCGCGGCTCAAGTCTTCGTGATAGAAGCACAATGAACCTTCGCCGTTTGGCCCATCTTGGGTCTGTGGATTGAAGGTGGTATTATGTTTGAAATACAGGTTGAAGAACAATCTCTTAAAGCATATACCAAAGAGATAAACGATGTTAATTCAAAAATTGCTCGCAACATTACTATTGCTCTAAATACTGCATTACATAAAGAAAAAGATAGATACGAGCGATTGCTAAGACGATACAAAAAGAATCAATACAAAGGCCGAAGACGGGGAGATTGGGTCGAGTTTTACAAAAGAATAGCCGATGTATTATACGCAGAAGATATAGAGCCGGTAGCAGTAGGCTCTCTTTTTGGTGGTGTTACTAACGAATCTTTATTCTCCGTTAATACAGGTTTTTTTACTACAACCGGAAGTCGCGGTGAAGAATTAACAGGGTTATATTATTATGGTAAAAGAACGGCTAAACCTACATCAAAAAAGACTTATGCTAAGGCCACTAAAGGAAACCCTGTAATGCACAGTTTAATTCGCGGTCAAGCGCAAGGCGCATATTCAAACAAATTTTTACAGTCGGCAGATGGTGGCGGAAAATACCCACTACCCGAAGGCTATGTGAGCAAGGGTTGGGATAATCGCGGTAAAGAACAATTTAACGGTTATTTAAATAAGATAAGAAAAGCCTTTGAAAGAGAAGGAGAAAGGGTGCTTAGGGGGATGAACAAATAATGGCCGTAGCAACAAAGACTCAGTATTGGAATAGCCGTATGAACGGCACAGACCCTACTTCACTATCCGGTTCGTTTAATGATGATTGGTCCGGTAGTGGTGGTTCTGCATCGGGTGATTATTGGTTGGCTACATCATCCACTACTTATTCTATCACACCAGCCGCAGACGATAATGACTTAACTTTAGTAGCCGCTTTTTCTTTTAGTAATACATCAGATATACCGGCGGCTGGAACGGTGCTTATGGCTCTTGATAACGGAACAAAAAGGGTTGAAGTAAGGTCTAAAGGTAATGGTGATAAGTTAGATTTAGTCGGCGCATCAACAGTAACTACACGCGATTTAGACATTACAAAACAAGAAGATGAACCTATTGATTTAATTCTTAGATTAACTCTTGATTCAAGCGGAAATGGTAAATTATACACAAGAGAAATGATTTATGATGACGATGCAAATACTATGTTTTATTCAGTAACAGGTTCGGCTTCATCAAGTGCTACTGCATCATGGGGTAATACTGATGGAACGGTAAAATGGGCTTCTGTGTATTACAGTAAATTTGGCGCATTTACGCCCGAAGAATTGATGACTTCTGATTTTGCACAGGACACACTATCGCGCATGGGTATAGCGATTGTAAATCAATTAAAAAATAGCAAAAGAATGTATTTGAAAACACAGGTTGATAATGATTCTATCGTGTATGGATATGACCTTTCAATGAACAGATTAACAAAAATGATGCCGCCTGTTATCCATGTGGTGATAGAGGGCATAGATTCTCCGTCATTTGATACATTAGGCGGCACAAAAGTTAGACAAGAATATGATGTTAGGGTTATGGTAACTACGAGAGGCACTAACTACGAAGACGCATACCGAGAAGGATTAAATATAATCGGTGAAGTTTTTGATGAAATTTATACAAATACAGGAGTTTTGGCGACCACAGATAGTATTATTTCTTATAATGCTGAATTAGATGTTAAAATAGACGATGACGATACGGTTTGCACACACCAAATGGTATTTACTTATCAAAGGCTCATAGACATGAGGCATCGTTGATAACCTTTAAATGACGCATGATTCGTGCGTCTATACAATAATAGGTGATAGTATGGCTGATGACTTTCTAAATCGTTATGTCGGAATAGTAAAAGAATCTTCCTATGGAACAGACCCTACATCGGGTTATATCTATGGAGAAGTGGATGAAGAATCTCTCGGACACAAGTTCGATTTGATGGTTCGTGAGGATATGAGCAGGGCAATTTCTTCAAAAGCAGTAACCGGTAAGGAATACAGCGAAGGAGATATTAACCTTGCTATGCAAGTGGATGACTTCGTAGCGACCTGTCTTTTGGGCTTTTTCCCAACCGATAGCGTATCGGGTAGCGGTCCATACACACATAACTTGAACCGTCTTCTGCTTCTGATGAATACCCTTCTTATACTATCAAGGTTGGTCGTGAGCAAAAGCAACACACCTTCACCGGTATGTGCGCTAACACACTAAATGTCGCCGCAAATGTAGGCGAGTATGTTATGATGAGCGTTGGTTTTTACGGTAAGGGAGAATCTGCCGTAGCCGCTCTCGCTACACCTACTTATGATGGTGCGGCTCTTGACGCACTTTACTTCGCAAACGGCGAAGTCAAGTTTGGAAGCGGTAGCGCAGTAGCAACCGTTAAGTCATTTTCTTTTGATATTAACCTAAACCAAGACCCCGACAATGCTTACGCTCTCGGTGGTGCAGGACCACAAAGAAAGATACCTAAGCAACGCAGGGAGATTACAGGAACAATCGAGTTTAACCAAGTCCTATACACCGCAACAGATGGTGAGCCAACATATAGCACACTAATTGCGGCTGATGGTGATGTGGATAACCCAAGCGGCGCAGATGCGGCTATGACCCTTGTATTAAAGGATGAAGGCGGCACAGAAAGCATAACCTTTGATTTCAAAAAGGTTTTCTTTGAAGCACCGGAAGCATCAGTAAGTGGTCGAGATACAAACACAATGACCGTCAATTTTAGAGGACTATACGATGATACAAGCGGCGGTGCGGCTAAGGCTATGACTTGTGTTCTAACAGGAAACAGTCTGCAATCCGGCGCATACTGATGGTGATTAAATGAGTCATACAATTGCTGACCCTACAAAAATGACGGTCCATGAGATTAAGACTACTATGGAGTCTGCAAACACAGACCTACAGACTTTCTTAAGAACCCTCGCGGCAAGTGATGATGTAGTAAGCATCAATTATATGCAAAACAAAAATTCAAATCGTATCGTTATCAATGTAACATACGAAGACCAATGATGGTGAGATAAATGACTGAAAGATATGAAGACGAACATGGCGTTTGGGAAAAAAGAGTTATCGAAGGCCGAGTCAAAGATGTTTTGGTTGAACCAAAAGTAGTGAAAAAGGCGGCTAAGAAAGCCGCACCAAAGAAAAAGAAAGCGAAGGTGAGTGAAAGTGCCGGTTCTGCAAAAGGAAATTGAATTGAACGATGAAAGAAAAATACTTGTGCGTCAAGCATCGGGTGTTGAAAAGATTAGGCTTGAGAGTAAGCAAGCAAAAGTGCTAAGAAAATTTAGGCACTTTGGTGAACCTACCTCATGGTCCGAAGAACAACAAATGGAGTTCTCGGATGCCCTCGATGAAGAAGGATGCGGGATAGCCGACCAAATAGATGCGTGGCTTCCTAACTGTATTCTATCAGAAGATGTTACAATCAATGATTTAAACACAGAAGAATTACTGCGCGTTTTAACCTTTGTTAGAGGGGATGAAACCATAGCACCCGAAGGTGCGCCCCCTTTGGAGTAGTGGCCCACGCCGCCCCGACTTTGTGTATGGCGTTTAAGGGCCAAACGGCCTCAGATTTTTTTTGGAGATACCAAGAAGAAGGCGGTATGCAAAGCCTCAATTTAGACTTACTCGTAGCGGCTGAAATGGGCGAAAGAATAAGCGAAGCCTCAGAAGGCGCAAAAGGTTCTGCGGCGGCTAAGAAAGCCGTAGCAAGGCGCGACCGTAGGAGAGAGCAACGCAAACGCATAAATAACAACCGTGATTTATTTCAGATGATGAGCGATAGCGGCGTTCCGATTCAAGCCGCAGATAGTGAGAGCGTGGGTGAATGATAGAACCGGTCCTTTTCTTTTCTCCAATTTGGGTTATCGCTACTGCGGCAGTAGCCATGATAGTCCTTCGTGGTGGTGTCTCTCGGTTATTCTTTAACCTCGTAGGAACATTTCAAGCCAGCAGACTTATTCACGATGCGGAAGCCGCATCCATAGCACTTCAAGGTCTTTTTGTTGATGCCCTTTCCGGTGTGATAGAAAGCGCACAAGAGTTAAACCAACAAATCGTTGAAATCGAACAAGCGGTTATTCCTATTGCGAGAGAAGTCGAGATTGCTACCATTGAATTTGAGAAATTCTTTGAT